CCAACGACTCCGGTGGCTGAGAAGGACATCGAAACACCAGGGTAGTCGACAAGATTCAAAGCATCCGCCTGATTCTGCCCTGGTGTACCACGCACAGTATCCACCGAGGCGCCACCCGAATAGTTGCTGTCAAACGTGGTCACAGTGCCAAGCTGATAACTGCCCACCGTCCGACCGGCGTCAACGCCACGTCCATGATCCCAACCCCGCAGGAATTCACCGCGAGACTCTGGCAGTCGGAAGTTACCCGCCTCCTCATTGCCATGGTTAAAGGCAGTCCCCAGGAAAGCCGCCAGATCCGGATAAGCCGCAATGCTTCTGACACTGCCATCAATTTCCAGAAATCCGGGCGCGATTTTGTTCAAGGGAAACGCCACCATCGCCCCCACCGGCAACGCCGAAGCCTGCGTAATCATCGCCTCGATTTCCGGCTTCGTGTAGGTATCCTTGATGCCAAACTCCGCCAGCGTTTCCGGATTGGTGCCACCAATCGCGCGACCGTACTTGTCGACGGTCACACTCTTGTAGGTGCCCGCCTGAATCCCCGTCATTCCTGCGAGCATTTCAAAGCTCAGCGCGGTAGTGCCCAGCGTAATCGGGCCATTCGTGACCAGGTGCCAAAGAGAATCCCCGTTAACGGTGCCCTCCTCGACCATGACCGTCAGGCCCGGCGTTACCTTGGTGCTGGCGTTGGCATCGAACGCACGCACCCAAGTGTCATTGGCCACCACATAAATGCCATTGTCCTTCGCCGTCGTCTGCGCCGTCACCAGCACCCGCTGACCAGAGAGCACCGCGACGCCGTCGATGTGCTGCGCGCCACTCAACACGATGTTTCCCGTAGTGGCTGCGCGAACCGATTGCTTGCCATCGAGCTTGGCCAACTCGTCCGCGAGATACCCCATCACCCAGGCCCGGGTTGCCTTGACCACCGTATCGTCAATCAGCAGCGTCACCTGCGAGGCATTGCTGGTCTCAAATATCGACCGGATATAAAACTCTTTCCCCGAACCCGACGTCGCCAACACTGGTTTGAACGACTCCGGGTATTTGACGATGGCGTACAAAATCCCCGTGTCGGTCCAGAGTCCGGCTTCACGCACATACCAACCGCCAACCTCCGGCGGGATGGTCACTTCAGCCAACAGCCAGCTTGGATTTTTCTCATCCTGGAACAACGCATTGAGCGGCCCGCGCCACACTTCGCGCTTGAGCGCCGTGTCGGTGGCGGCAGGGTTGTAAACCGCACCGCCGCCGTCACCGACGGAAATCTGAGACAGTTTGATCGGCAAGCCTGCCGCCTTGCAGGCAGTTTCGTAGGCGATCCCCGCGTTGGTAAGCAGGGTGTAGTAGTCGGCCATTTAGGACCCCTGTGGATAAATAGTGGAGGTTTCGACGCAATAGAGCCCGGCGGCCATAAAGGCTTGGCCCGAGGTTTCAAGCCCTTCGATGACAATCGGATACACCGTGGTCAACTCGCCGCACACGGTGGTGGCGCCGATGACGTGCCTGCCGAATGCGCTCAGGCCAACCGAAACCGTCAAGGTGTCGCGTTCGCTTTTGGCATCTGCCAGGCGGCGATCAAGGCGGGCGTCGATTTCTTCGCTGTAGGGCTGTTCGGTGAAGGCTCTGACGGAAAAGCTGTAGGGCTGGCCTGGTGGCGTCTGCTCGTACCAGGCACGCACTTCAGGTTGCAACTGCAAGCCCTTCGCCGCGTTTTCCAGTGCCTTCCGTGTTCCAGCCTGCCGCGCCGTTGACCAGGCGAGTTCGACCGTCAGACGCTTTTCTGCCTCGGGCGCATCGGTGCTCCATTCGCTGACGCCGCGATCCGCACCGAGATACGGCAGGAACGCCAGCGGTGTCTGGGTGGGATTCATCAGCTCGGGAAACGGTGGCGAAATGCGCTCAAGCAATCTGCCAAACCCGATATCGAGCGCCCTTTCCAGTGGTGAACTGTAGGCTGGCAACAGACTCGGGCGAGAAGTGTCGTCACTCATAACGTATCCACCTCCACCTCGACGCCGGTGCAATACGGTGCCTGGAAGGCCGTCGTCACGATCGGCGTTACCGGCTCAAGAATCTCCAGTTGAACCGCCCCGGCACTGTGCAGCGTGTAGTCGATCCAGCTCGGATCAACGCGTCCTTCCAGTCGATGACAACTGTCGGCATACGCTTGCAACTGCTCTTGCGCAGCGAACCTGGTCAGGCCGGAATCAGGGCCGGCGTTAATCTTCGCCACGACCCGGATTTTGTAGTTTTTGATCTGGGCGGCCTGCACCGTTACGAGGTCCGTTTCAGGTCGCACATCCGGGCGGGCAAAGTGTTGTCGGACACCTTCAAGCAAGTTCTCGGAAGCTGTTCCATCACCTTCGCGAGACAGCACCGTGACCATAACCTCCCCGGGCGCGGTGCGGCGTCCGTTGCCATCCTTCACCTGCGCGGCATAACCATCCGGGTCGAAGCGATACGTCACGTTCACCACGCCCGGGGAAGATGTTTCCACATTTACGGCTGGCCGCTCCCCCAAGGTAAAAACCTCCCGGCGATACTGCATCCGTGAGCCCGCCGCTGGCGCATGGGGTGCCAGGTAATAGCGCAATCTGGCGTCATCATCGCTTTCAAACACCGGAGCAATCGGCGGGAATGCCAATGGATCGCCCGGGTCCAACAGTTGCCGTTCAAGCCCCATGTCGGCGAGTCGGGCATCCAGGTTGCTGCCGGTCGCCCACCACGCCAGCATCTGCTTGATACGGGCGTTGTACTTGCGCTCGTGGATTTGCAGGCGCACACAGAACGCCTCAAGCGCCAGGGTCAGCAGCTCGCTTTCATTGTCGAGACTGACCTTGAGTTTCGCCGCTCGCTCGGGTGCCCGGGCGCCGACGTATTCGATGACAAACGTCTTGAACTCTGCGAGCAGGTCCTCGAATGCCTCGACGGTGACGATCGACGGTTCGACCAACTGATTCTGGCCGGGTATCAACATGCTCATGTCACTACCTCGAATGTCTGATTGCGGTTTTTCCAGGTGCCGGCGAAACGCAACAGCAGACCGGCCCCGTGTCGGCTGGCCACGATGACCTGCGGCTGAAAATCACCAATACCGTTCTGTTCGTTGTAAAACGCCTGCGCGGCATGGCTCTGGGCGAGCATCAGCAGGTCATCGCCAAGGTTTTGGCCCAGCAGGTCAGGGATCAACGAGCCATACAAAGGACGCTTCTGACGGGTGCCCAAGGGAGTGGTCAGCGCCCGGGTCGCGCGCTGTACAAATTGCGGCCAGTCATCGACTGTCACGCCGGTGTTTCTTTCGATTCCGATCATGGAAAACTCTTTATGCAGAGCTAATGACTCGACCCTGGTGATCCACCAATGGGCCGCTCAGATGCACGCCGGCTGCGTCAATCAGCATGCCGACCGCCCCCAATTGCAGCTGGATTGCCTCAGGCGTCATGACCAAATTTGCCTCGCCGATGTTCAGTTCGAGCGATTCGCGAGAGCCGGTGAATGTTGCCGGGCCGTTTTGCCAGCGCAGGGAATGACTGGCGTCGTCATAGCCACTTTCGGTGCCGTCCTGGTAGTGGCGACGCGTCAGCGAAGCCACTGTTGAGGCCGGAGGAAACTGACCACTATTGAGTCCGAACAGCGCGACGGACTGACCGCTGCTCTCGCCCCCCCCATGGCTCAGCAACACGCACTGTTCGCCGATGGAAGGAATGCGCGACTCGCTTTGCGCGCCGGCGCTTGGGTTGAAAAACCGGATAGCCGGGGTCAGCAACTCGCCGTGGCGAACCCGGCACGTGTTGCTGGCGGCATCGACTTGCTCGCACACGCCAATGCGACAGAGGCTGTCGGTACGCCGATTCAGGTCCTCGATCTCGGTTTCCATCTCGGCCAGACGCTCGATAATCGGGCCCAGTTGCTGGCTGATAAATGCATCCAACATGGACTACTCCTCGAGTGCCGTGTATTGGTCCGGATCGTCGATGTCCGACACCTCCCAGGTCCGGGCAAATTTCGGCGTGCCCAGCGGGTCGTCGAGCAGTAACGGTCCAAGGTACAAAGCCTGGGTAAATGAAACGATCCAGGCGTTGTATTGCCGGGTTCCGCTGATGAATGTCGAGGCAACCCCGTCGATGTTCACCGGCAGGTCGCATTGGTCGCGGGGCAGGTTCCAGCGGTTATCGGTGATCAGGTTTTTCAACGCGCTGCCCAGATCACAAGCCGCCAGGCTGGAAGTGGGTAACACGGCTTGCAACGAAACCGTCAGTACATGAGCAATGCGCCCGTCATTGGCGCGTTCACCCAGCGCGTTGCGTTCCAGGGCAATCAAGACCCAGGCCGGATCACCCGTACTGTCAAAGTCTTGAAGACTCCCAACCCTCAAACCGGGAATGGCAATGCGCAATGCCTCGGCAATGGCGGTAAATAGCTGTGAAGGCTTTTCGATATTTTCAATAACAACAGGCATCAAAGGCCTCCTGTTCAGATTTCAGCGTGAAGGTCAGCGAAGCTTGTTTACTGTTGATCGGGACGAGAATCGCGCGGTGGCACCTCGCAAACCCCGATCCGCTTGGCGGCCCAGCGTTCGTAAAGCCCGATGGCGACATCCGCCCCGGCCATTGCGGTGAGGCATCCAAACGCCCCCGCCGCCCAGATCGACACGCCCGCGGCGTACAGCAGCATGATTGCCGAGACCCCGCAGATCATGCAGGCCCCGGAACGCAAGGCCAGGCGCCGCAGCAGTGACCAGCCGCGAGCGCCGTCCTTGTCGGCGCGCCACATTTCGCCGGACACCCCGCCCACCAGGGCAAGGACGATGACGAGCCAGATCGGCATGTCCAGCAACGCTTGTTGCTCGTTTGTCATGTCACGCCTCCGGGAGTGATTGATGAGTGGTTCTTTAAAACGGTGTTTTCTTGAGGTGCCTGATGGAAGGTAGGCATTCCAAAAAGCCCGGCGTAGTTCCGGGCTTTTCAGTAATGCGGCCCTTCGTTGACCTTTCGGCGCTACTGGCGCGGTACGAGTCCATTCATATTGTTTTTCCGACCGCGGTCCCTGCCCGCCGGATAACTGCTTCTGGTGCTTTACGCTGCACACCCGGGTCAGTTGCCAACCCTCTGAACCGTTGAGGCCGGTTCATCGCTGCCTTTGTGGTGGAACTAAAGAACTTCGTTTCGAGCTGCTTTGTTGAGCGGCTTGAGACAAAGATTATGCATGGATGCATATACAGTCAATGCATTAATGCATTTATTTATGCACAACAAATGCATTGACGCATGAAAGCCCCACAAGCAAAGGCTCAGGCGGTTTTTGACAGGCGAAAAAAAACCCGCTCGATCAGGCTGTGTGAAAACACACTGATGGTGGTTCCAGCAAACGCCCCGACTTGTTCGGGGCGTTTGCTTTTGTGCTCACAGCAGACGAAAAAAGGCTTTTCAGCCCATCAACGCCATCAACTGACGTGCGCCCAGCACGTTAATCGCTCTTTTCAGGTTATAGGCGTTCACCGCCAGGGCCATTTCAGCCCTCGTGCCCTCAAGCTGTCGCAGCAAGAAGCGAGCGTTGCCAAATAACCACTGTTTAAGGTTGCCGAAGGGATGCTCGACGATGGATCTTCGGCTGACCATCATTTCGGGATGCGCCTGCATTCGCTGTTCCCATTGGAGTAGCCCGCATCCGCGGTGACCGTCAGTTCATCTTGCGAAAGTTGTTCCTTGGCGGCCTTGGCCATTGGTTCAAGTTGCTTGCGATCATCGCTGTCCTGAGTCACTTCATGGCGCATGATCATGCAGTGCTCAGCGTCCACGGCTGTCTGCACGTTGTACCCGACCCGAGGCCCTTTGTGCGTTCGCAGCATTCGCGCATCGCTTTCGTGG